CCTTGTTGTACTTCGCTACTTCATCGGCCTTGCACTTGACGGTCACCGATCTCATGTACAGCCGATCGCCGAGGCTGCTGCCTTGCCCCTCGTCCACCTCCTGTAGCGTGCGGATGCGCAAGGCGCGCTTCGGGTGCTTGTCGGCGATGTGCTGGCGCATCTCTTGGTAGCGCCCGTGGTAGCCATCGGTGCTACCGATGAAGATCGCGGTGAAGAAGGCCACCACCTCCGGCCGGCGGCAAAATCTCTCTTGCCGGTGTAACATCAGATCCTCGAAGGCCAGTGGATCATCTGCAGTTGGGCGCCGGCAGTTGGTCAGCCGGCTCACGCCGTGTGTTTGGTTCTGGTTGCATACGGCTAGCACCTTGCCGGTGTGTGCGGCACACGGCCCGAAGCGCGACCGGTAAAAGCTGTCAGCGGTGTGGTACTGATCCTTCTTGCACTTGGAGGGGAAGATGACTTGTCCGTTGATGAAAAATTGCGCCCCTTGCAGCACTCGCCAACGCATGTTTGAGACGAACTTTTTGAACCCCTGCTTCGCGATGATGGTTCCCTCCCTGTAAATCCCGTGCGGCGTCACGCCTCGCACGGGAATTACCTGTGAAAATCCACCTGCTTGTACTGGACGGGGGGTTGCAGCTCCTGGGTCATCGCGGAGCGCGCAAGCAGGGAGTTGTGGACGAGGAGGTAGGTGTTCTGCGCCTTCGTCGGGTCCCAATCCTGCCGGTACCAGTACGCGGCGGCCGCCACCAATTCGTTCTCATGGAAGCCGGAGATGGCTACGGACGAGGCACGCGGGATTGTCGCTGTGCCGATCCGCCCGTCAGGCGTCAGCGCCTCGGCGGTCGCCATGTCTCGCGCTCGCAGCAGCCACTTGAACAACATCGGGTAGTACTCCACCGTGCGGCACCCCGTGTAACCGTGCTTGTGGAGCCAATCTATCTTCCTTTGTCCAATCGGCCCGGTCTCCCCGAGGTCCATCAGCTTTATCGTCGCGTCGTACAGGTAGCGGTGCTCGCCGATCTCATGGCCACCACTCTCGGCGACGACGCCGGCCCGGATTGCCGCTTGCGGTGTTCCATCGCGCGCGACATAGTCCACTCTTTCGAGCGATGGCCAATTGGTCATCTCCAATACCGCGTTCACCACGCGGTCGGTGAAGTTGAACGATGGCGCGGTCTGGAGAAAGAGCGTGGCCAAGTCAGTGTCGTACGGGGCGCAGTCGG